GTGGCGCGTCGTTCTGAAGATAAGCGTTGGGATTCCAAGTTCGCCCAGTTCGTCCAGGCTTTCGGCGTGGAGAAGCTCGCGAAGCGTCTCCGCATCGAGCCGAGCGCGGTCTACCACTGGATGAGCGGCAAAACCTCTCCGCACCCCTCTAAGGCGATCTCCATCCAGCGAATTGCGAAGCGTCGGGGCGTCTCCCTGTCTCTCGACGAAATCTACTCCCACTTCCGCGACGTCCAGTCCGAGCCATACAAAACGGCGGCGGCGTTCCAACGCACACCCCAACACGCGCGCTCGCTCTAAGGCGCGATCCCACAACGGCCAAATCTCACGAGGAGGAAAGCGAGTGATGGAAAAACAAGAGGACGTAACACTCAGCAACCTTTGCGGCGGCGCGGTCGAGGAAGTCTTCCAGCGTGAATGGGCAGCGATGCTCCAGAACGTGGCGGACGTCAACACGGATCCCGAAGCGAAACGCAAGGTCACCCTGGAATTCGGCATCACGCCGTTCGAGGACCGCTCGGGCGCGCAGATCACATTCCACTGCAAGTCGAAGACGGTCCCGGTTGAAGCCGTGAAGGGCACCGTATTCCTGCAGCGGCGAGGTCTCGTGATGGTTGCCGTCCCTCACGATCCGAAGCAGATCCGCATGTTCGACGGGAAGGCCGCGGCAGCCGGCGACAAAACGAACTAGGGCCACGCAGTCAAATTCTTAAAAGGAGCACGCGCACACATGGAAGAGCAATTCACTTTCGAACTGAAGGCAAAGGTACGAATCGTGGCGTCCGGCGAAGTCGGAGAAGTCATCGGGCGAGTGCAATACGCACACGCCGACGACTCTTACTTCCTCCGTTACAAGGCCGGAGACGGCCGCGCAGTTGAAAGCTGGTGGAACGAGAACGCAATCGAAGCAGCGGAGTAAACGGGCCACGCACCACAAATTCTCTGAAGGAGGAACGCATAGATGAGTACCGATTCTGATTCGATAAACAAACTCCTTTCGCTCGCGCCGCCGAACATTCACACGGTGGGCGATCTCGAATGGACGGACAAAAAGCTGGACCTGATTTATCCGCCTGCTCCGAAGCCGGTTGGATGCTCGACTCTGCAGGGTCTCGTGGACCTGTGGGCCGGGGAACTCGATGACGCGAAGAAGTCAGGCGATCTGCTCTGCCACATCTCTTCGCCGACGACTGTGGCTCTGGTCTCTCGCGAGGCCGACGGTCACGGCCGACGGCGCGAGTGGGCCGACGCGACCTACCCGGAGTGCAAAGGGTTCCCGTTCGGCGCGTGGCTCGACCCGGAGCAGTTCATCATCGGCGCGCAGGCGAACTTCCAACGCGTCAAGGTGGAGAGCGACGACGGCTCGTTCCTGAAGGACCTCGACTACATCCTGCAGGTCGCCTCGAAAATCTCCGCGGATCACGCGGCCGATAACGACGACGATGGATTCGCGCAGCGCGTCACGGTCCGCCAGGGCATCGCTCTGAAGTCGGAGACTGTCCTGAAGCCGCTCATATCTCTCGCTCCCTACCGCACCTTTGCCGAAATCGACCAGGTCCTCTCGACGTTCGTTTTCCGCGCGCGCATCGATGGTGGCACGGCGAAGCTCGCACTCTTCGAGGCGGACGGTGGGCGCTGGAAACTCGGCGCCTATTCCGCTCTGAAGACGTGGCTGTCGGCAAAGTTCGGCGACAAGGTCCCCGTCATCAGCTGATGAGCCGAAGGGACTCAGCTCCAGGCGTGAACGGTCCCGTTGTTCGGAACGGGAGGACGTACTTCGTCGCGAGGTATCGCGGACCGGACGGGAAACCGCATCGCGAATTCCTCCCGACGAAGGCGGACGCGCGCAAGCGGCTAGAACTGCGTCGGGAGGAAATCAAAAACGGGACGTTCGTCGGTCCAGGCGGCAAACATGGAAACACTTTCAAGATGCTCGCAGAAAAGACGATCTTCGAAAAATCTCTCACGCTGAAAAAGTCGACCATTGAAACCGACGACAAAAATCGCAAGGTCAAAACGCTCCTGCTCATCGGGAGCGTCCCTATGAAACTCCTCTCCCCCGAGACGATCAAGGACGCGCTCCGCAAGCTGAAGGCGGAGGGACTCGCGAACGCGACTCTCAATCGGTACCGCTCATTCATCTCCTCCGTTTGCAAGCACGCCGAAGATCTAGGACTCATCGGCGCCAATCCGTGCAAGAAAGTCCCGCGATTCAAAGAAGAAAAGCGTAACCCCCGTTTTCTCTACCCCGCTCCGAACGACGACGAGGAACAAAAGCTCCGGCGCCAGATCCGCGAGGACATGGAGAACGGGCTCCGTCACGAACAGGAATTTCTCCTCGCGCTCTATACCGGGATGCGATCCGGTGAGCTCTGGTCGCTCGCGTGGCGCGACTGCAATATCGCCCAGCGGGACATTTTCCCATCGGGGAAAACGGGCGGTCGACACATCCCGCTCAACGACGACGCGCTCAAGGCGCTCGAAGCGCTGTCGGTGTACACGGACGGAAAACCCTTTGTAGTTGTCGAGAAGAACGAGGATCCCGGCGCGACGCGGGATCTTCGAACGTGGTTCCGGGACGCCGTCCGCGCGTCGGGCGTCCCGAAGTTCCGCTACCACGACATCCGGCACACGTTCGCGTCGCGGCACGCGATCCGGGGAACACCGATGAAAGTGATTCAGGAGCTCATGGGGCACAAGTCGTCGACTACGACGGAAATCTACGCGCATCTCGGTCCGAGTGACGCGCGGAAGCACGCGGAAAAGCTCAAAGGCGGGAAGCGTTGACCCCCTTTTTTGCTCGAAAAGGATGTCACACGCTTTGTCACATTTCGGTACGGGTTTTTGGGGAGGCTTGTACAGCGCTGAATCGGGACGGGTTAGGGGCAGGAGAAACGCCGCTACAGTTCTCTAAGTCCTGTAGATATTTCCCTCTTTTGAAGTCGGAAAAGAGGCAACAAGGCAGGTCAGATGAGTGAAAACAAAAGGGTTTCCGGCAAATCGAGTAATCGGAGCGGGGCGGCTCTCAGAACGTCCCCAAATGCGCGGAACGTGGCACCTGGGGAGGCGCGCGCATGAATGTCATGCAGCCGAAACTCTTCGACGATCTGCCGATGGAATCCGGCCGCGCTCGCCGCCGTGATCCCGACACGGCGAAGAAAGCCGCGGCGTCCGTTCCAGTCGCCGACCTCGAGGCGCGGGTCCTCCGCGCGCTCCGGCTCTCTCAAGCCGGCATGACGACTCACGAACTTGCGTGGCTGCTGAAGGTGGACCTGGTGTCCGTCTCGCCGCGCATGAGGCCGCTCGCCGAAAAGGGTCTGGTGCAGGACTCCGGCGAGCGGCGCCGCGGGGACTCCGGCCGCTCTTCGATTGTGTGGAAGGTGAAGCCATGACCATCCTCGTGTGTTGCAACTGCCGAAAGCGGACGGTGAAAGTCGTCTGTCCTCGCTGCAATCACAAGCTCTGCTCGGCGTGCAAAGCGCCGCCGCCGCGCTCGCAGAAGGTGCCGGCGTGAGCAACGCCGCGAAATTCGATTGGGCCTACGACCAGGCGAAGCGCTGGATTGCCGAGAACGTGGGCATCGTGAACACCCACCGCGTTCTTAATCTCGCCAGCATGATTCGCCGCGCGTCTCGTCGAAACGCCACGCTCCAATTCCGCCGGCGCAAAGCGAACGACCCGCGCGATCCGCTCGTGAGGGCTGCTCTGGCATTCGCCGCGGATCCCGAGATTCAGGAGTCGAACGAATCTCTTCGCGGCACGCGGAGCGCCTCCGCTCCGGCGGACTTCATGAACTTCATGGACGCCGTCGATGAGTACAAGAAACAAATCGCGCGGCGAAAGCGGGGGAGCCGATGAAGGAAAAGCCGAAGGTCAAACGCTGCTTTTGCATCATTCCCGATCCCACGCGCGGACGCTGGAAAAAGTGCAGGCGTTGCGGGGGAAGGGTCTTCAAAGTATCGGCCGCGGCGGGGGGACGATGAGCGAGAAGCAGACGATCCTCGAGAATTTTCTCGGCACGACATGCGCGGGATGCGGCGGCGCGAAGCGACCCCGGATGTCGCATTGCGCCGGCTGCTACCACTCGCTCCCGAGAAAGATGCAGAGCGAACTCTACCGGCGGTTCGGCGAAGGCTACGAGGCGGCGTTCACGGCGTCCGTCGAATGGCTCCATGCGCGCGCGGCCGGCGAGGTGCGTTGATGCCGTGCTCGCGGATAAAAATGCCGGACGGCGGCTTCGCCATCGTGAAGCACGCGGCCGCTCGCGCTCCCCGCTGCAAGTTCTGTCCGACTCGTTTTCGATGGGACGGGATCACGCGGCCGGCGACTCTGCTTTGCGACGCCATCATCGGGAAAACTCTCGGCGGCGACCCGATCACTTGTGATTCCCCGATCTGCGTTCACTGCGCGAAGCGCGTCGGACCGGACAAGGATTTCTGCCCCAAACACTCGGGTTGAAAAAAGGAGGAAGTGAAATGTCATGGAGCGTAGCAGCAATCGGAAAGGCGAGCGCGGTCCGCGCGTCAATCGCGGATCAGTTCGCCAAACAAAGCAAGTGTATGGAACCCGAGGAGAGCGTCAGGCAGGCGGCGGCGACGCTGATTGATGCGTCTCTGGCGGCGCAGGATCCGGCGACGGCAGTGAGGGTGTCGGCGAGCGGAAGCCAAGGCTTTAAGGACTGGGACAAAAAAACCGGCGTCTTCAACAGCGCGAGCATCGTCGTGGAGCCGCAGCACGGGTTCGTCGAGTAAAGGGAAAGGGGAACCAGTGCCGCCCATCATCGTGTCGCTAACTCAGGAAATGGCGCGGGTTCACGCGCTGATTCCCCGTCTCGATCCGGTCCGTCGAAGCGAGGCGCAGGCCGCCCTGCGCTTCGCTGAGACGTATCTGGCCATGAATTCTTACGAAGGAATGATGGAATCCCTCGACGATCTCCGCGAGTTCACGCTCGATCCGAAGAAAGCGGAGACGGTGAAGTGATTGCGCGCGTGGTGGTGTCCCGTTGGCGCGGCGGCGAAACACTCATAGTCCGGGAGGTGGTGGATGGGTCTCTACAATTTTCAGAAGCGGTTTGTGCCGTTCCTTCTCTCGGGGGAGAAGACGCACACGATACGCGCGAAGCGCGCGAACCCGGACAAGCCTGGGAACACGCTCCATCTCTACACGGGACTCCGGCAGAAGGGAGCGCGGCTCTTGATGCGGGTGTCTTGCGTGAAGGTTGAGGAGGTCGAGATTTGTGAGGTTCAGCACGCTACCCGCTCCGGTGTAGTGCCGCATTTCACGGTCCAAATCGACGGGGTCTACCTCGACGAAAGCGACAAGGAAGCGCTCGCGCGCCGTGATGGATTCTCCAATTTTGCAGAAATGGTGAAGTTCTGGAAGGAGCCAACTAACCGGCTGCCTTTCGAGGGCCACATCATCCATTGGAAAAAACCGTGAGGGACTTTTCTTCGTTCGCCGGCACGCGCTTCATGATCCGCGGCACTCACCCCTGGGCGGGATGGGTTGGCGCGTTCATCGAATTCCGCCGCTGCGCCTTCGGGACGTGTCCCGTGCTGAAGCTCGAAAGCAGGAACGCGATGGAGCGTCAGGAAGTTTTCATCCTCGAGCCCGGACACATCCGGCGCGCGGGGGATCACGAAATTGGAACGGGAGGCAAACCATGAACGAAACGAGATACCCGCTGTGTTGGCCGGCGAATTGGAAGCGGACGACGAATCGCACGCGCGCTCAGTTCGGGAAGGCGAAGCCGTACACGGATCGGTCCGGTGAGCAGATCTATATGGGCAAAGGTCGGCTCTCGATGCACGACGCCATCCAGCGCATCGCCTACGAACTTGAGCGGTTTGGCGTGCCAGAGGAGAACGTAATCATCTCCTCGAACGTTCCCCTGAATCTCTCCGGCGTCCCTCGTGGCGACCGCGGTGAGCCATCCGATCCAGGTGTCGCCGTGTACTGGACTCTCAAGGGGAAATCTCAGTGCATGGCCATCGACCGCTACGAACGCGTGGCCGATAACCTCGCCGCGGTCGCGGCAACGATGGAAGCTCTCCGCGCGATTGAACGGCATGGAGGCGGTTCGATCCTCGAGCGCGCGTTCATCGGGTTCGCGCAGCTACCCGCTCAGGCTGGAAAACCCTGGCGTCAGATCCTCAAATTTGAGGAGCAGGAGCGTCCCTCAGTCGATTCGATCGAGCAGCGATACCGCGCGCTCGCTCACAACAATCATCCCGACAAACCCGGAGGCGCGCACGAGGCGATGTTGGAACTCAACGCCGCGCGCGTTGCGGCTCTCGCCGAGGTGAACGCCGCTTGAGTGAACGCTACCCATTCCCCTGGAAGTTCGAAGGCTATCGGTACTCGAACTTGTATCTCATGCGCCAAGTCACCGAGGCGCAGGTGCAGTCGGACATTCTCGCGCTGATGCCCGTCTACGACGTCGACCTAGTTGCCATCGACGCCGGCGGACGCCGGCAGCGCGGCAGGATGATGGCCGCGGCGAAATCTGCAGGCATCAATCTCGCCGGCATTCAGAACGCGAAAACAGGCGCCGCGATCCCGTCTGGATTCTCGGACCTCGAGGCCACGCTCGCGCCGGAGGGCCGATCTCTCTACATCGAAGTGAAAGCTCCCGCATGGCTCGACGCTGACGAAAAAGTAATCCGTCGCGCTGGCCTGCCTTCGCAGGAACAGCTCGACTTCCTGCTCGAGAAGCACCGCCGCGGCGCCATCGTCCTCGTGGCCTGGAGTTCGAAGGACGTCGAGGATTATCTCGGAAGAGAACTCGCACTGAATCGGAAGGCCCTCCGGTGAGCACCAAATTCCGATTTGTGGCCATCCATCCCGACCGTGCAGCGCAGTGGCGTCTCGGCTCCGCGACAGCGCTCCACGATCTGCTTACCCACAATCAGACTGACGCTTCAGGGCGCGTGTTCTACGGCCACGAAATCTCCTACGCGTGGATTCTCTCGCGCTGGCCTGGAAACCCCGACGCGCGGCCGGTGATCCGCACGCTGAAGCGCCACATGGCGAAGCTCAAGCGCGCCGGTCTCGTGCGCGTGCGCGTGGTGGGCATGGGTCACGGCATGATCGTGACGTTGCTCGGCTCCGCGAAATGGGCCGGCGAAGCCGCAGCTCCGGCAACGCAGCTCCCTCTCTACGCTCCGCGCGCCGTGTCGATATCGCGTGGAAAGGCTGTGGATAAGAAGCGGAAAACAGCCGCCGCCGTGGGGACAGATGTGTCCCTCTCGCGGGGACAGATGTGTCCCCGTAAAGAAGTAAGAAGTAAACCAGAAGAGAAAATCTCCGGCGCTTCGCGCTCTCACGCCATGCCGAGTGTGGAAAACACCGAGGAGCAAATCTCGGAACGACGGCGCGTGCTCCTCGACCAGCTCGCAATGCTGCAAGAGAAATACAAAACCTCTGGTTAGGGAAAGGCAAAGGCTCAAACCCGTGGGATGGATGGAGAACCAGGATCAGGAGAGGCGTTGGATCGACTTCGCACGAAAGCAGAGGCTCGAAGCGGTCGTAACCCCGGAAGATGCGGTCCGCTTTCAGCTTGAGTGCGGTGAGCGGCGGCGCTGGAATCACAAAAACAGTTTTGAGGTCTGGAGGAAAGAATGGGAAAAAACACCGGCATCGAATGGACCGACTCGACTTGGAATCCGATCCGCGGCTGCTCTCGCGTCAGCGAAGGCTGTCGAAACTGCTACGCCGAGTCCGTCGCCGCGCGCTTCAGCGGTCCGGGTCAAGCCTACGAGGGTCTCGCGGAGTTCAATGTCATCGGCGAAGGAAAGCCAGAAGAGCGCGTCGAGTCGCGCTGGACGGGCGCGGTCCGGCTCATCGAATCGCATCTCGAGGATCCGATCCGCTGGAAAGCGCCGCGGAAAATCTTCGTCAACTCGATGAGCGATCTCTTTCACGATGCGGTTAAGGACGATTGGCTCGTTCAGATTTTCGCGGTCATGCAGGCGTGTCCGCAGCACACGTTCCAAGTGCTCACAAAGCGGCCGGAGCGGATGCGCGACTGGATCAACGAAAGCAATCGCGATCTCGTGTCTCTCGCCGGCGAAGAGCTCGCCGGACGAAGGGGATGGTGCCACGCGCACGAAGACTCGAATTGGCCGCTCCGCAATGTGCAGCTAGGCGTCAGCATCGAGGACCAGGAGAGCGCGAATCATCGGCTGCCGATCCTGGCGCAGACATCTGCAGCCGTTCGGATTGTCAGCTACGAGCCGGCTCTCGGTCCGGTCAAGTTCGAGACAGCGTTGCCGAAGCAGGAAGAACGCTGCTCGCTCAACTGGATCATTTGCGGCGGTGAATCGGGTCCGCGCGCGCGGCCGATGGACCCCGAATGGGCGCGATCCGCGCGGCGCTTCTGCAGCGATTATCAAATTCCGTTTTTCTTCAAGCAATGGGGCGAATGGTTGCCTTACGACCAGCTCACCGAACTCGCGCAGGACTGCATGAGCGAATGGGTCAAAAACGACGCTGAAGCGCGCGCCTATCGAATGGGGAAACACAACGCTGGCGCGATCCTCGACGGCGTCGAGTGGAAGGAATTCCCGCAATGATCACCGTTTTGCTCGCGCTGTCGTTCGTCGTCATCGTCATGGCTTTGCCAATTCAGAAATCGTGGAGGGATGAGTGTATTGGGTCATTCAGTACGAAGCCGAAGGGTCGTTTTGCTGGATCAGTGAGGCGTCTATGGGCGCGGCGTTCAACGTGACGTATCAATTCCGTCTCGCGGAGCGATTCACATGCGCTGAAGATGCGCGCCACGAAATGCTGAGACTCGGATTGTCGGGCGCATGGAGAGTTCGCGATTACCACGATGGAGGAAAGGCGGCATGAAAATCAGCGTAGATATCGATTCTGAACAAGTCGTAAGGCTCACAGCAGCCGTGCTTCGGCAGCTTCCATACGCCGCAAACAACGCGATCACTCGCACGGCGAAGGAAGCGGTCGACGCCGGCCAGAAGGAAATCGCCGCCGACCTGCAGATCCGTAAAAAGTTCATTCTGAATCGCATCAAAATTCTGCAGTACTCAAAAGTCGGAAATCTGACGGCGATCATCGGCATCGACAACAAAGTGCAGGGCGCGCCGCTGATTCTCTCGTTCCTTGAGGAAGGCGGCACCAAAGAGCCGACCGCAGGTCCAGAAATCGCGATTCCGCTCACAGGCGAAGCGCCACGGCCATCGTTTCCAGATCCAGTGGCGACGTCGCTGCGCTACACCAATCTTCGATTCGATAATCGCAAAGGGCGGAAGCGCACGTTCTTGATTCCGAACGTCGGCATCTTTCAGCGCGTCGCTGCAGGCGATTCGCCTGATGCGACCGTTCTCATCTACTCATTCAAGCCGTCGGCGAAACTGCCGCCGCACATCCACCTGCGGAACGCCATGCTGGGCGTTATCGATCAGCGGTTCGCGCCGATCTTCACTGAAGAGTTCGCGAAGGAAATCATAAGGAGGGCGCAGCGATGAAGAGAAAGCGTATGTCAAAGGAAGACCGGGACATCAGAGACAGCGCTCGGAGGCTGAAACATTTGGAGACGGCGATGCGGAAAGCAGCCGATCTAATAAAGAAGGGAAACGAAGACGTACGGGTCATCGCGAAGGTGAAGGGCACGCGTCTCGTGTTGGCGATGACCGATCCCGAGGTGCAATTGGCGGAGTTAGAGAAGGCGCGCAAACAGGGCAAGGACTACATGTTCGACTTCTCCCTACTGCTCGATACGGCGTGCGGCAACACCTGCTTCGAATTCTATTCCGACAACGAGGCGAAACTCGTGCGCTTCGCAGTGGATGACTACTCATGAAGCAGTCGATGATCTGGCTTCTCGGCGCGCTGTTGCTCGCTGCTTGTGTCGCCGTGCTGCTCTCATGGGGCATGGTTCGCGGATGGTGGTGACCGATGCTTCTACGGAGGGTGGATTAACGATCCGTTTCGCGTTGGGTCCTCCCCGGCCGGGGCCGGCGTCGCGGGTGACGGCGACCCCGCGCGGGCACCAGCGACCGAAAAAAAATTAGTCATTTGATTTGTTTTTCGCGTTTTTGGAGGAAAGCATGATGCAAATCCGACTGGCGGTACGGGATGGAGGGCACGTCGCCGACGTTTCCATTCCTCCGTTCAAATCTCTTCCCGAAGTCGTCGTGTGGGGAGAGCGTTTCTTCGCATTCCATCACGATCTCAAGGCCGACGGCGAGAACTGCGCGGCCGAGTATCGCGAAGTGTTCGTGTTTTGGATTCCCCCGACGTCCAGCTAGTCCGCGAAATGAAAACGCACAAACAAAAAGCGGAGAAGCCGCGAATCGTCGGAATCAAACAGATCGCGGAGAAGCTGAATCTGACGCCGAGCCGGATCCAGCAGCTCGTCCAGGAGGGGCTCCCGAAAAAACTTCGCGGGAAATACGACATCGACGAATGCACGGGGTTCTACATCCGCTACCTGCAGGCGCTCGTCGAAAAGAAGGCGGTGATGGATGAGGGAGGAAAAGTGTTTGCGACCGAAAGAGCGGAGAGGCTTCGCTTGCTGAGTGCCGATGCCGATCTGACGGAAATGAAACTCGCTCGCGAACGCAGCCAGCTCGTCTCAATCGAAGATGTGGAAAAGGAAATGTCGGACCTCGTCCTCACGACGAAAGCGAGAGTGCTCGCCGTGGCTCCGCGCGTGGCGCCGGACCTGGTCGGAGAGAATTCGCGCGTGATGGTCCAGGCCAAGATCGAGAAAGCTCTGAAGGAAGCGCTCCTGCAGCTCGAGAGGGTGACCACCGGAACGAGCCATGAGGATTGAAACCCACGCGTCGGCGAAGGTGAATTTCCACGCCATGCTCTCGAGAGTCTACGGACTCTTCGCTCCGCCGCCGGATGTGTCAATCAGCGAGTGGGCAATTCGCAACCGCGTGCTGCCAAAGGGAACGACCGCGCGGCCTGGCCCGTTCAAGCCGGAACGCTTCCAGATCGAAATGATGGACGTCCTCTTGAATCCGAACGTCCATGAAGTCGTCGTCATGAAGAGCACTCAGATCGGCTACAGCGATGCAGTCCTGAATAACATTTGCGGCTATTACATCGACGCTGACCCCAAGCCGATCATGCTCGTGCAGCCGACCATCGACAACGCGAGGGATTACGGGAAAAAGCGCATCACGCCGATGATCGAATCCTCGCGAGCGCTCCGCACGAAAATCAAACCGCCGACCTCGCGACACGCCGGCAACACGCTCGCGCTCAAGGAATTCCCTGGAGGATTTCTGAAACTCACCGGGGCAAACTCCGGCGCCGGACTCCGCAGCGATCCGGTCCCCGTCGTTCTTTTCGATGAGGTAGACGGCTATCCCATCGACGTCGACGGTGAGGGCGACCCCATCGCCATCGGCACTCGACGGACTGGAAGCTATGCGGACCACAAGATTGTGAAGGGGTCCACGCCGGCGAAACCGAAAGGCATCTCGCCGATTGAGCGCGATTTCCTCCGCTCAGACATGCGACGCTTCCACGTTCCATGCCCATTCTGCTCAAAGATGCAGCCACTCAGGTGGAGGGATCCCGCTCCGCCAATCGGCGATGGGAGATATCGGCTTTTCTATTCCATGAATGCAGACGGCCAGGTGGATCCGGTGAGCGTCGCCTACGTCTGTTCCGGCTGCGGGAAAAATATCCCGGAGCGCTTCAAACAGCAGATGTTGAACGGAGGGGACTGGATCGCCGAGTTCCCCGACCGTCCCGTCGTCGGCTTTCACATCAATGCTCTCTATAGCCCGTGGCGGGAAAACTGGTACGAGCTCGCGCAGGAGTGGCACGAGGCAAACAAGGAAAACAATCCCGAAAAGCTGAAGGCCTTCATCAACCTCCAGCTCGGCGAAACGTGGGAAGAGCAGGGCGACGCAATCGAGGTCAGCGCATTGAAGGGCCGACTCGAGGCTTATCAGTCAGAGGTTCCCGATGGCGTGGGCCTTCTCACCGCGGCCGTCGACGTCCAGAGCGACCGCCTCGAGTGCGTTGTGAAGGGATGGGGCGACAGAGAGGAATCTTGGCTCATCGCCTATCAGCAGGTCTTTGGCGATCCCGGCCAGGAAGACGTGTGGAATGAACTCGATTCATTCCTTCTCTCGACGTGGGAGCACGTCTCCGGCCAGAAGGTGAAAATCTCCTGCACCATGATCGACTCGGGAGGCCTCCACACGGATTCCGTCTATCGATTCGTGCGCGCGCGCCAACATCGAAAAATCTTCGCGCTTAAAGGCTCAAGCGAATCGGGGAAGGAAATCCTCGGCAAGTTCAGCGTGAACAATCAGTATCGAGTGAAGCTCTGGATGATTGGGACCGACACGGCGAAGGATCGGATCTTCGCGCGC